CTTTCAGCCGGGCAACAAGGCCCTCTGTTTCAGCTTTTGTTGTTTTAACCTCGACAAGATTTTTCTGATAAGCACTTGCCGACGTATCGAGCGCCGCAATATGGTCGTCCATTGCAGACGTTAGATCCTCTACCTCCTGTTTTTGCTGTCGATATTGTTCGGACCCTCTATTCAGCGCAATTACAAGAACCGTGAGACCGGTAACGAGCAGCGCAATAAGTGTAATAATTGCCCCAATCGGATTTGCGGCCATAGCTGCGTTCCAGGCATATTGGACCTTTGTTGCGATCGCCTTTACTGCAGTTAATACGGTGATTTTTCCAGTCAATACGCCCGTAATAATCGATTGTACACTCATCTGGGATACGAGAGTAGCATTAGCTAATGCCGCGGCGCCATTTTCCATAGTGAATAAAGCCAGCTGAACGCTTGCTGCCTGCATTGCGTTAACTACAGTTTGAATCGCCGGACCAATCACTTTCCACCCAACAAATGCAGTTACAGCCCCAACCACCAACGGAATGATAATATCTAAATTTTCTGCGATACCCTTCATCACCTTTTCGATGGTTTTACCAAACGTAACCAAGCCGGACTTAACGCCAAATATATCGTCGAATGAAGTGAGAATCGATGCTGTTCCACGCGCAATGGCAGCCTTCATGTTATCGATGGATCCAGACCAAGAAGCTCCCGCCTGTTTTGCAGCGCCGGCAACCGAAGGAAATCCTGCTGTTCCCGTTTCGAAGGCTTCATTCATCACCGAAATGAATTCGCTCGTCTTCATCTCACCTCTACCCATGGCGGCCGTCACTTCATCAGTAGAGATCCCGACGGCATCGGCGTAAATCTGCACGGCCGGTATCCCTGCCTCGAGTAACATCTGCAGATGTTCCATCGTAACAGTGCCTTTTGTCTGCATCTTCTGGAGAGCAACGGAGACAGTTTCAAGTTCGGCATTAGTACCTTTAGTATAAAAAGACGTTGCGTCGCCCCACGCTGCCATTGTGTCCGTTGCAGCCTGAACCTTCATACCGCTTGCAACAAACGCCTGGACTCCCCTCGATGCGGTGTCAAGTCCATAAGCGGTCCCTGTAACAATATCGTTGGTTTCGGAAAGCGCGGCATTCGCATCACCTACGCTCCCTGTCATGGTGGTCATCACACGACTAAACTGATCCATCGTATCAAGGCGACCCATGGCGGCGTCAACGGATTCAGTGATCATCTGGAATCCTTTTTGAAGGACGGAAAACACAGTTAGGCCGCCGACGATGCTGCCTAATTTATTGACGCCTTTCTGAAATCCGGACGAATCCATGCTCGTATCAAATTTTAATGTGCCATCGTAAGACATTATTTTCTCCCTATTTTGGGCATCAAAAAACCACCCTGTTTTTACAAGGTGGTTTTGTATTTATATTGAAGCCAAAAGATTCTAATTAATCTTAGTAAAACAAATGGTATTACCAATCAATAGTCGATCCTCATCGATAGTATACTCCGTACTTTCATCATATTCGCTATTATAGATAGTTATTGTATCGCCATCTACTGAATAGGTATCACCAGTTCGGTCGAGTAAGGATTGATCTCCCGTCGTGGACAAGTACTGTATGCTACCATCAGATTTCAGCTCACACTGATACGTTAAGCCGTCGCTTTCCCACTCCCACACGCCCACAATTGATGTTTCGCCATCTATATGCTCGTCCATCTGCGAGGTCATCGCGTCAACTTCTGCTTTTTGTTCTTGGTAAGCTTCGCTTCCGCAGGCAATCAACACAAAAGCCAATGCCACGCAAAGCGCAATAATCAAAATTTTTTTCATAAATATCCCCTCCATTTCATGATATTTACACAATATCATAACAGGGAAAATATGTAAACCTATTCACCTTTCGCCTCAGCAACCCGGCGGCGCATGCGCTCTTTGTATTGCTGTTCCTTCTCCTCGGCGGTCAGAACCATCTTGTTTTTCTTCCGGATTGCGATCTCTTTTTTGATTCTCGCAATTCTGCTTTTTTCCTTACCCTTAAGCTCACCCAGATTCACACTCCGATAATACATTCGTTTGGCCATGGATGTGCTTTCCGGTAATGCCCGGAGCAACGCAAGGAATTGCCACCAATGGAGGGTTACTGAATCATCGGTCAGATCAATTCCATACGCCGTTAAAAAATCGGCATATATGTAATCTGCATCAATCTCAAAATCAATAACATCCTCATGGTGTCCCGGTCCATTCTGAGGCTCTATATTACCACCATTATAAAACCATTTCAGCTCGTGCAGTAATTCCTCTGAGGTAGCACTTATGCCTTCAAAATCGCCATATAAAAGCTGCAATGCATAATACCATGCATCCCCGGTGGCTTCGCCGCAAAAAAGCTCATCGATTCGCAGCATGTTGCGAAAATCTGTATATAATTCATTGCCGAGCCGGTCCTGGTAGGCCAGGCCGCCGGTTATTATGCTCATTTTTTCTTACCCTTAGGGCCAACAGGCGTATATTTCTTCACCTTGGTACCAAAATTCTGTGCCTGATCAGCTATGGCCGCCTCAAACTCGCCGTAAGCATCCATGCACGCCTCAAAATCGCATTCGGCACCGAATATATCATTTGCGGTACCATCGCCGAAAATACCATCAAATAGATCAAAGATGGCGTTGCATGCCCGGCGCAACAGATCCGCGTACTCCTGCAGGCCAATTTTGCTCATATCAGCGTCCGCAATATCTTTATATCGTGCTTTTACCTCGTTGCGAGCATTTTCCCACTTTTGGACATGGTCGGCATTCAGAAAATTAAAATCCAGCTCCTTGCCTTTAACTGTGATCATGGTTACCTCCTAAAAATAGGAGAGGGATTACTCCCCCTCCTTCTCCTTTTTGTTGGCCTGTTTTTCGCCCTTCAACGCCGGCGCCTCAATCACGGGGACACCGAGTTTGTTTTTATCGCTGGCCAGATACTCAACCCGCTTATCGCTCGGCTTAAGCCCGGCCCGCGGATAATCATCGCCTTTCCAATTAACATGACCATTATCCTGTTCATCAGTGAAAGATTTCAATACCTTCATGTTGCCCTCCTATTAGGTTCCGGACGGCGTGTAAGTGTATTCTTCCGGTTCGCCGTAAGAGGTAAGGCTCGCGCTGAAAGTAGCGTCCTCACCGGCGGCGCCGCCCACATCGCCTTCCACTACGATCGACACCTTGCCTTTTTCTCCCTTGCCGGTCAGGATGTTGTAATACACATAATCCTTGATCACCGTTGAGCCTTTGCCATATTTCAGTGCATGAGCCATCACGGAATCCTGGAAGGCATCCCCGAAGATCCGGTCACCATTGATCGTAAACGATCTGGACGTTCCAGTTTTGACCGTTACTTGGCCCCGACGAAGATACGTTTTATCAGACGTCTGAGCCGACAGCGCTCCAGACTGCTCGGTCACCCCATCATCTACGACGATATAATCGTCCGGATGAGTCGCCGGCGTTTCCGCAAGATTTAAGGCCAGCACCATGTCGTCAGCCGTGGTTTTGCCGGTATAAGACGGATTCGGCGTGATTCCATCCATAAGATCAGATATTAACATAAGTATTCTCCCTTCTTATTTATCATAGATTAATTGCAGCTGTATTTGATACAGCCCATTATCCCCGTTTTTTTCGGTATCAAACAGCATACCGCCAGAACACGTTATGCTCCGCGCGGTCTTGCCGGTTCCAATATCGGGGAAGTTCTTGTTTTTATCTTGTTCGGATACCCAGTCGGTTAAATGCTCTAAAAATTCGCAGTTTTCAATCCGCTGGAGATCCTCAAAGGTAAAGTTCTTTGCATATAGTGCAAAACTATACTGCCACTGCTCGCCTCGGCCACGCAGGTACCTTTTTAAGCGCTGTTCGCCCATCGGCATGATGCCATAATTCCCTGGAGTGTCTGATGTAAAGTCCACGTAGGCCTCATCGGTAAATTCCTGCAGGTATGGGCACGTTTGCATATAAGTTTTTACACCACTGATTATGCTCATAATTTACCTCCTGTTAATTTTGCAGCTCCCTGAAGGATAATCCGTTTGCAAGCAGCTTTCATCCGCTCAAACCATAGCCGGCCGCGTTTGCCCTTGCCCTTGTTCTCGTAGTATTGCCGGCGGGCATATGGCGTTGACCATTTTACCAACCCGGTACCGATTACCGTCGATATTGTGCCGCTTCGGATCAGCGTACCGGTCCGAAGTGGAATATACGGAGCACTCAGCCGCAGGACCTCGCTGTCAATGAACTTTTGGCCACGTGAAAAATTGGTGTTCCGGATGGCCATAGCCTCCGGGTTCCATTCCAGGCGGCCGCTTGCCCGGCCTGCAGGCGTTTGGACAACTCCAAGCGACACGGGCGGCGGCGTCCTGATAATCACTTCGCCGTCACCTCCCAATGCCACATGCTCTCACTGCCGGCATGCTTCAGATCAATACCAGTGATCACACTCGCCTGCCCAGATTTAATCAAATCTGATACGGAAACGCTCTCTCCAATTACTCCCTTAACGATCCGGTCCTTCTCCTTGGTGAATTCGATCTCATCGCCATAAGGAATCGTGATAAAAGCCTTGGCTTCTGATCTGGCCCCAGTGGTACTGAATGCGACGGTCTCTTCTTCATCCCAAAATACATCCAGCACACGGCGCGTATAGACGCCTTCAGACCGATATGAGTATAAGGTGGCTTGCGTATTACAATACATCGTCAATCCCCCTGTACATCAGCCCCGTGCGGCCCAAATAAAGTTTCGCGGCATCATAGGTCCTTTGCTTCTTTGAATCTTTTTCCGGAACCTTGACGGTTCTCGAATAACTTCCGACCTTCTCGCTCGTGATGATCCCGCCGGCGGTTTCAATTTTGTACATCACCTCAGCAACAGCGCAAGTGGCCATCTTGATTTTTTCAAGATCTTCGCCTTCGGCGGAGGTTGACCGATCGAACGTAACCTCATCAATCCGGCCACTCGCCTGTGTTGCCCAATAATCAAAAACAGCGTCGGGGATGGCGCTGCCTTTGTACGTATCTGTATAAAAAGTTCTATCAGCATATTGCGTCATACCCGATCACTCCCTACTGCTTGGCGTTCGATTCAGCCGATTTTTCTTCAGCTGTTTCTTTTTTGGCGTCCTTTTCAGGCGCATCCTTCTTCGCGGTTTTTTTCACCGGGAAAACCAACCCCACACGTTTAGACATATCACGCTGCTCCTTTCATTACACAACCGCCTTGTGGTGCAGGTAGATGCCAGCCAATTTGTTCTCATACGCATCGGCAAGGCCATACGAACGATAGAAGAACAGCCAAGCATCGCTCTCCTGATTCACTTCAGGCGCAATCACCTTGTTGACAAGATGCTTACGGTACTGCATCAACGCCGGCTTATGGAAGATCATGAAGTTGATATCCGCGGCAGCGGCATCTTTTACGAAACCACCCGCTTCTTCCCCGCTTGTTTCACCATCATGCAGATCGATAGCGGTGTAGAATCTGGACTGCGGAACATCCGTAACAGATGCAAACTTGTTCAAGACTGCTTTGGATTTTGTCGTATCCATATCATCGACTACACCATGAAGTGTAGGAGTGATATGCAAATGCCTGTCTTCCTGGGGAACTTCATCTTCATCCATCTGGGTAATCGCGGCCCGAAGCGCAGCAATCACCGCGGCACCGTCAGCCAGAGTTGCCCCGGTAGCCACTTTAGAGATGCCAGTAATACCGGCATACGTAGCATACCGAAACGCATCTATTTCGGGCACGACCTTGGTGCGAATGAACTCACTTGAAAGGCGCCCGAACGCAACGCCTGCCGTCTCCTCGTTGTCCATGGCATCAATGCTGAATTTTCTGCCGCGGTCATAGTTGAATGTGACCGTCTCATTCGTGAGCGCCACGCTGCCCTTGACATAGCCGTCATTCCGGCTATAAGCAGCAAGGCCATCCATAGACAGCTTCGGAATGATGATCTCGTTTGCGTTCGCGCCAGCGCGCGCCAGGGAAGGATCACTGTCCAGCCCCGCCGTAAGAGACGCAACTTTATAGACCTCATCCAACAGATCTATATATTTTTTGAAAAGTGCAATTACATTTGCCATTGTTTATCTCCTTTACTCTTTTTCAGGCGGCAGTCCCATCACTGCCCTTACAGCAACCTCATCTGTTTTTGTGCCGCCTCCGCCTGTTCCTTTGACTACCGTTGGCGTTTTATCATCGCTTTCAAACAGAAAGTCATTCTCACCTTTGATTTTCTCAAGTTGTTCATTTAACCCGAGAATAGTGCCGTCTTCCTGTAATTTAAGCGCTTCCAAATCAAGCAACGGCTTCACTGATTTAGAGTTTTTTGCTTTTGCTTTAGAGAGCCCGGCGTCTAGCGCGTGGCTGAACTTGAGATCTGCCATATCTTTCTTTGACTTTGCTTCAGATTCTTCGAATTTTTTCTTGTAATCCTCAGCAGATTTTTTGATCCCTTCGACATCCATATCCTTGTAGGACTCGATCTCCTTGTTGGCGTCTGCCAACTGGCCCTGAAGTCCATCAGCCCTGGTCTTCTCAGCTGCTGCCTCTGCCTTGGAGCTCTCAATGTCTTTCCCGTTCTCTTCCATGATCTGATCGATCACTTCTTTTTCGAGCCCCAGCTCTTTCAAAAACTCTCTTTTCATCCTCATCCTTTCTCGCTATGCTTTTTACGTGGTCGCGTCACATGGCTATCCGCACTCATACGCCTGCGGAAAAGCAATATTTTTGTATCAAAAAAGACACCCTCTCGAGTGTCTTTCAGACCTATTTATTTACTTTTTTCAGATTTCGATCTCGTATTGCAGGAGATCCTCTCCCCGTTTATATTCAGGGCAGGGGGCATCATCAAAAAGAACTTCGCTCGGCTTTCCGTCCAGATACGCCTTACACTTTGATTGGCATATGCCGCCCTTTTTCGCGTTCTCGCAATCTCTGCATGCAATTTTCTCTGCAACGGGTATTCGCACCCCAACCATGCCGCTTAAGCTCATTTTTGATCACCTCCTATCTTATAACTTCCATCACCACCGTAAGCTTACCGCCAATCGTGGTGATGGACTTGATTTCAAACTCTGTCCCGGCCTGCAAAATCATTTCGGCCTCACTATCTATAAATGTGCCTTTCTCGATGCCATCCCACGTACCGGTTGAATTGGTACCGCCAAAAGCGCTGAATGGCTCGGCATAAATCCCTTTTGTTCCTTTCGGGGCCAGGATCTCATAATTGATTGTATTATTGAATCCAGCATCAGCTGCAATGCCTGTGCTGAAGAATCCATTATCCTTTACTGGTACGCCCGAAAACTTCTTATTCAGCCGTTCGGCGTTGGACGGTATCAGTTTGCTTTCTTCCACGCCGAGCATTCCGGAAAGTGATTGTTTGTCTGATCCCCTGAAAAGCCACATGTTATTTTGGATCCTCGATTTGTCGATCGCGCTTTTCAGTCCAGATATTGACTGCTCCATCCCCTCGTTATTCAGCGAGACATTCCCGATACCTTTGAAATTCGACCAGCTGCCGGCGTAGCCTCGCAGCGGTCGGTTGAATCCTCCGGATCCAGCGGTATATTTATATGCCGATTGTCTTTCGTGGTCAGATAGCTTTTTCCAAAATCTTTCTGTCTGCGGTCGAAGCAGCCGATCGGCCGCGTCTCTACTTGAGAATTTATACGCAGATATTATACCACTTCGGCTATTAGATTTCAACATGAGGCTGTCAACGGACGCAATATGCTGCTCTGCAAACAATTGCTTTGCTTTTACTTCGGCAAGCAGCACCTTCCCACTCATGCTCCGACCGTACCCGGAAACCTGGGTGCGCTCGTTTTGAGTAAGAAGCCCGGCCTTACTGCTAAAATCAGAATAATACGTCCGGAGACGCCGGAGCTTTATGCTGCCGGCAGTAAACTCATCCTTCAGCCCGGATTCATCATATCCGATCAGCTCCCGTTTGGTTTTCCGGATTGCCCTCTCGATCTTTCGTTGCATCTGAGTAGCCTGATAGCCTGTATAATGCCGGCCTTCGTATGTCACTCCTTCGGCGTTCGCACGTTCAAACTCCTGCAGCTCTTCTGGAGTATATGCCCTTTCGCTGATACCGAGCAGGACGGGGAAGGCCGAGTGCCTACACCCTAACGTTCCGATCTGCCGGGCCAGGCTATTGTTGAGCGCCTCATATTCTTTTTTGGTATATTGCCGCCCCTGTATCGGTTCATGGTCCGGAGCACAGTCGGCGTGCGCGGTGATCTCCCAACCATCGGTACCAAGATCCTCGGCGTTCTTCTCGGCAATCTTTATGCTTAAATCGCTTACGCCATTTAAAACACACATCCGAGCAGCTGCCTCGATCGTATACGTCCGGCCGCTCAAGTACCCTATAGTGCAGATCCCATTATCGGTGAACTGTTTAAGCGCCCGGCGGATTGCTGTATTATAATCCATCGCCCCCGAAGCCACTTGGAACTGCGCCAGATCAAGCGCGTTCCGGTAGGCGTCGGTCCACATTGAAAACTGCCCGTTTTTCATCGGGAAGCCCATCGTTTGGGTGAAGTTTGAAAGCTCGCCTTTGGCCTGCGCTACTGCCGCCGTGGTCAGCTGCTCGATATACGCAGAATCAGGCTTTATTCCGACCGCCTCAAAGATCTCCGCCTGGTTATCCATATAAACGTCCGACGATTCACGGAAAAGCTTCTCGACAACTTCTTCAGACGTCTGCATCGCGGCCGCTATTTCTTTATTAATATACTTTGTGCCGGCGCCCAGCTCCTGTAAACGAGTCCGCTGCCATTCCGCTGTAACGGTTGCCCCGGCCTTTTTGAGCCTGCGAGCAATGTCCTTGATTATTGTATCCTCAAGGTTCGTATAAACGTCCACGAGCTCTCGAGGCAGCCCCGCCATATATTCAGGAGATAGCATACATAATCACCTATTCAGTGAGTTCTTTCATTTTAGGCATCATTTTTTTTGCTGTTTCCTCGTCAACACCATACCGCCACATCAGGTAATCTTCAGTTCTGAGGATCCCGGCTCCAACTTCCTGCAGGCGGATCTGCTGCTCGGTACCTGTATCAACAATAATTGAATCATCCCATTCGAATGACACATCGTATTTACCTGCAGGCACGAGCTTTCCGATCGTCGCCCAAATATCCATCGCATAGATAAGGCTTTCAAGTGCACTTTCCATGGCTCCCTGAATATCCGTAACCGTCGCATAGCTGCGCTGCTTGCTTGTTTTTATTTCCTCAGCGGTTTTATCCACATTATTGGGATCCGATATCGTTCCATATGCCAAGCCGCACAAAAATTCAATACGCTGGTATAGCTTATTCAGACCGTTTGCATATGACTCATCGCGCAGCTCAGGAGCAAATTCATTTAATGGATTCCCGCCATTATTATCTGCATCGATATCAAGCGCCCTGAATAGGCGCTTTTTGCCGTTTGGTAGAATTGGATTCCCTTCTTTATCTTTTTTGAACAGTGTTATATCGGCATCAATCGCCATCTCGCCGCCTTCAAATTCCCATAAGAATCTGCTGTATTGCCGATCAGCTTCTTCGATTGGACCAACCGCCCTGGAATAAACTGATACTCCGAGGGGAGAGCTGTCATCGATCGTGTTCGCCAAAGGCATTTTGAAATATCCAAATAAGGGACGGTCTATATTTTTTATCAATACATCGGGTGCCAAGCTGGCCCACTCTTCTACTGAATCGAGTGATATTTGATTTCCTACAGATTCCTTTGCCTCGGATTTATAGGCATAATTTAAAACGCGGTACCCTTTATCCGTTAAGTCATGATATTCAAACCGAGTATAATATTGGTTGCCTTTTGTAAGATGTTCTGCAAAAATAACTCCAGTCATATTTCCGGAAGAATCAAATGAAGTCGGATAAAACCTATCAGCCTGAACAACATCTATCGATATTTGTTTGCCGTCGATATAGGGCTTAAGAGCAAGGCCTCCTTTAGCGCATCCATATTCACAGAATATCCGGATGTTCTTGATGAAGCGCTGATACTGTTCGTTTAGATAGTTAGCCCTTGGGGACCCGGATATCTCTGTCTTAAGCTCGATCGTAACAAGCCGGGCCATTTCGCTGGCGATCCCGCTTGCCAGATTAAGCGATTTTACTGTGGTCTCACTCAGCCACGGCGCATTATTGGAATACATCTGGCTCCAAAGATCTATGGCCGTAGACATCGAATCGGATATTGCAGTATCGATCTTCAGTTTTTCTTTTATCTTTGCGCTTGAAATCAATTTGCTTACCACCCTTTTGATCCATTCAAGGAGCAGCTTAAACATTTATTGGCCCCTCCTTTTCCACACTTCTTCCATGGCGTATCTCACAGCATCGATTTGATGATTGTTTGCATCAGGATATCCGCTGATCACGTTGCCTTCCTTATCCCGGCCATACTCATATTCTAAAAATTCAGTAGTCGTCTCGGGGCACCTTAAATTGTCGATTATGATCTCCCTAAGCGACTGCAACCATTTCATCGAATATTCTACAGAGCCGGGTCCCTTAATTGCTGGGCGAGCGAACAGCCCGTATTCCTTGTAATCTGAAACCGACTTGTTTTCTGCGCTGTCGCATACAATCTTATCGTTCGCTTTAATCCCATGATCTTCTTGAAGAATTCGAGCGGTTACCTCATTGCTTGTCTTGTTGCGCCTGTCCTCATCGAAAATATAGAGCTTATGCTGCGCGGCATTGTAGTGCATTTTATTGAATGCCCAGGGATCCGGGTACCAGCCCCAATCAACACCATAGTATAGGCGGTCAAATCCGCCCACCAGTTCACCTTTGGCGTTTTTCTCTCCGAAGATCTCTTCGTCCGTGATCTCCCGAATTGTCACATTGTCAAATACATTCCCGCCTGTGCCATTCGCCACGCCCATGTATTCGTTTTCGTAGGCGGTCGGGTTGACTTCTTTCAGGAATTCGGCATCATCAATAAAAGGTTTCCCGAGCCACGCCTTCGGCACGTCCAAATATGTGGACCACGTCACCAGCCGGGTTGCTTTTGGAATCTTTACATATTTGTTTGCCCAGTTGTTTGCAGATTTCGGCGGGTTGAAAGACTTAAAAATATAAGCCAGGTCGCCGCCGCGGATAACGGATTGCTCTATCTTTCTGACTGATTCTTCACCGGAAAACTGATCCAGCTCCTCAAGCCATAGGATACCAATATACCCAAACGGCACCTTTATGGATTTAATTTTGCCCGGGTCATCTGCTCCTCTGAAATATATCTTTTGCCCGGTGCTCACCCGGGTGATCTCTAACGGGCTGACCGTACAGTGGAATTCGTCATCCAGTCCCAGCGCGCTTATCGCCCAAACTACCTGCTGATATACGGACGTGCGAAGCGTATCGGCTACCTGACGTCCGACGACCGCGTGTATATCGTCGTGCATCATCAACAGATCAATTATGGCCAAACTGATAAACGATGATTTTGTGCCGCCCCTGCCGCCCGGGAAGACATATTCGGTATGCTCTTTGTTCTTTATATCAAAAAGCACGCTACCAAATACCGGGGCAATCATCGTCGCGGGGATGCCGCTGTATTTTGCAGGCTCTCTCGGCTCAGGTAAAACCTTCTTGCGCTCCAGCTCCAATCGTGCGTTGTCGAATGCCTTCTTGTGCTTATCCATCGGATTAAGTTCGAAATACTTGCTCAGCCATTCCAAGGCTCTCATGCGATCAGGGAGCTTTACGCTCATACCGTCCCGCCCTTTTTTAACCTCTGATAGAATGGATCCGTCTACATGTTCTGAATCCATAAATTTGACTGTTTTTTTATTAAATTTCACGAAGTCTGTAATATCCGCAAAAGCGATCTTCATGAAGCGATCTATAACGTCATCTGCCTCGACAAGCATTTGAATATTTCTAAGATCCTTCAGCTTTTTTATTTCAGCCTGTATCTTCGGCTTCTGCAGCATAGTATATGCCATCCGGTTCGGGTATTGAGTATCATACCCGGCGCGGATCACAGCTGCGGATCCGTTGAAACTCTTTACATAGTACATACAAAAGGCGCTCTCAAGATCGGTGAGCTCCTCATTTTCATCGGCAACGGCTATGATCTTCTTAGCCGTTTTTTTCTGTTGTACAACATCTTTCTTTTTTTGTCGTACAACAGTCTCAATATCCCAGCAATCGCGGCTCTTCCAAACCGAGATTTTTCTTTCATCAACCCCCAGTTGCGCAGCGATCTCCCGGTTGGTAATATTTCCATCATGCTGACGATATATTTCTTTGGCTCTATCCCGATTCGGATCTCGTGTTCGCGCCATTCATGTGCACCACCTCAATAATTACAAACGATCAGCTCCCCATACTCATGCCGGGCAGCTGCTTCCTTACCGATCGAATACTGAACGCCGTGGTCCCGGACGTTAAACCCGGAGAAAAGCCTCCGGGTGAAATCATCATCATTGATTGTCAGCAGGAAGCGCCCCTTCAGGCGCCCGCACATATCAGCCAGCTCCCCATACTTTTCATCGCTCATGGCGCCCACTTTGTACTGCGCCGTCCCATGATACGGTGGATCCATGAAGAAAAGGCTGTCCGGCTCGTCGTATGTCCGGAGGATCCGCTCAAAGCTCACGTTCTCGATTGTTACAGCCTGCAGGCGTTCATACGCTTGCATGATGTCTCTTTCTATCTCATCAATATGCAGCCGGTTTCGATTCCGGCCGGTCCCGAACGTAGGCCCGTCCATCTTTGCCCCGAAGCCTGCCCGGACCAGATAATAAAAAATATGCGCCCTCCGGATGCAGTCGTCATAATCACCCTGCGCATAGATCTTCTTGTATTCATCAAAAGTTCTCCGGCTGACCAGCGTATAATCAAAGCTGCTGATCAGCTGATCTGGCGCCGTCTTCACCACGGCCCAGAAGTTCATCAGGTTTCCGTCCAAATCGTTCAGTACTTCCCACTTGGACGGATCCTTTCCAAAAAGAAGATGCCCGGCGCCGCCGAACACCTCGATATATCCTTTATGTTCAGGAAGCAGGGGCAGCAGTGTTTTTACAAGCCGGCTCTTCCCACCCATCCAGCTGATGGGGCTTTTATGTTTTGTCATATCCCGCTTAACCAGTGGCATTGGCATTAAAAAACCGCCCGGGTTAGAGGCGGTCAGCGGTTTCGCGTTTATATATTTTTTCTATGGTAGCAGTATAGCATGAAAAAGAGGAAATAATAGGAAATTTTCGGAAATGTTTTTTATATTACTGTCCAATCATTAGTAAAAGCGGAATAACCTTCATCGCAACATCAATTCCTTTAGTTGATAACCAATTTAAAAATCCTTTTGATTGGTCCCACTTTGCTGGCGCTTTTTCTTCAGATTCCACTATTTCTTTCAGTTCATCTATCTTTTTTAATACTTCTTCAATTTCTTTTTGAGGTAATGCGCCCATTCCTTTAATATCGTCTTTTACGCCTTCAAATGTAATATTTATTGAAACATCAGCCTGAGCCAAAGCAACTGCGCTAACAGAATTATAAACATTCCCGCCTTTATTCTTCGGGATTAACCCTGTTGTCAGAAATAATTGAAACTTGTCTTTTAAAAATACAAGATTTTCAATAATAGATTCTTTTTCAATATCAAATGAAAAGTCTTTTTTTTCTGAATTATACCCATTAAGTGAATTCCCAATGAATTCTACCTTTCCATCATATTTAGCTATTAAACGTCTATATAATTCTTTAATTGCATCAAGGCTATTATTATCGATTTCAGGTAATACTTCCTCGAGTATCTTAAGATCCTTTCTAATCTCTTTTTTTATATTATGCTCATACTGTACATTGTTTGCATCTTCAATTTGAGCCTCACTTTTATTTATTGTTTTTCTGGGAATATACGCCATTTCGATTTCCTCCAAATCAAACAATTATTTGATTAAAACACCTTATTTTTATATTTAAAATCTGCCTTTGACTATAATTCATTTTACGCGCTATTTCCACGTTTTTCAAGCCTTGGAAATACCGTAATCGCACATACTCCCGTTCCTGCTCGGTGAGCCCGGCACGCTCTACAGCCCGGGTAATATCATCCAGCTGCGCATATAACTCCTTGATCTCATCCACGACTCGGCTGATCCGCTGGCCGTACACGTCCACCATCTTGCACACAGCATCACAAACCGGGTCCGAAGGGGTGCCGTCCTGGACCCGTACATCGTCTAATCTGGGGGTGCGAAGCAGACGGTCAGCAATAGCGTCCTTTTTTGCGACCAGTTCGTCGATCTGCAATTCACGCTCCTTGATCTGCTGTTTAATGTCCCTGTATCCATACAGGAATCTTTCTATATCTTGCATTCAGTCGCCCTCCCGTGGTAAAATAATCCTGTCAGAGATCCCACGGGCGGCGAGAGCTGCTCTTTTTTTACCTCTCGGCCTCCTTTGGTTCGTGGTCGAGTTTCGGCCTATGATGATATAACACATATTTTTTACCGTATTCATCAAACATAAGCGCCGCTTCGTTTCCAAATCCGCCAACGAATACCCCTATATCATCTCCACTTTCCGTCTGTATTGCTGTGCCTATTAACACCCACCGACTTTGCCACAAGTCGTCCGGTATCATTTGCATCCATACCGGTTGCCCTTTTTTATCTCCAAGCGATCTAAAATCTATCGGCTTAGGGTTCTCGCGCTCGGCTTGGGCGCGGAGGGCGACCTCGCATAGTTCAAGCGCATTAAGCGATATGCGAAACCTCGTGCAAGCATATTCGTCCAACACAGCCCTATTCATTGCTGCTCGAACTTCTCCTATTGCTCCGTTTAACAACATCTGTTCAGTGTTCATTATGCAAATCTACCTCCCCTAATGCGGTTGGACCAAAACGATCCGTCCGGATATTCCCATGTCATTACTTCTTCGAGGCGGCCCTGCTCTTTGTTGTTTTGGATGAAATCATCGTATTCCATCTGAAGAAGAGGTGCGCCACAGCACGGGCATACCGGGATGTTAAACGGCGCAGGCGCTTTCTTCGCTCGCCATCCTTTACCTGTGTCAAACCACATTTGACAATGTGTGCAGTAAACTGCTAATCTTTCTGATTTCACTTCTTCAATCTTCATTTTGGTTGCTCCTTTTTTTGTATACAACGGTCATTCGTATCCACTGATTGCAAATACTCGGTTCTCCAGACGAATAAAAATCATAGAGCGGAGAATTATGGATACTAATAATTTCAATGTCTGGATTTTCTGACAGCCACCTATTGCACTGTGCCTCTGTTGTTTCGGTTGACGGATCAAAGGTTTTTATTTGTATCATTGATATTGCCCCCTATTTCATCACGAACAATTTTCACATGGTTATCTGTTACTATTGCCGTTTCATGTGGATCACAATTTATTTTCATATAATCCACAAGCGGTTGTGCGGCCTCGACCAGTTCATTGAATTTAAGATTTTTATTCATTTCTTCTCCCCTTTGTTGCTCCTTTCTTTTTTCCCAATCAGTGCAACTCATATTTCTACCGTGATAGGGAGGATATTCCGGCAATATCAGTTTGTCGTGTGCCTCACAGCCTATTGCGGTATCTGTAACTTGCACCAGATGTTCACATGATTCGCACACGCCCGTATAATTTCGCACATAGTTATTACGCACATCATCTAAAAAGCTCATTTTTCTTCCCTTTTATTGCGGCCTCTGCGGCGGCGCGGTCTAAAAACCATGTGATTCCGAAACTATCGCTCAACAATACGCATAATCCATCAAAAGATTTAAGCAAATACCTGTCGTTGCAGTACCATTCAACGGACGAAACAACTTGCTGATATACGCGATTATTTTCTGGATGCGATATGCTATTTAATTCAATGTTAACTTCGCTCGGAATTACGTATATTGTATCCCCCACACTACACGGAAGAGCCAGTAGCCGCCCCTCCTTCTCCGCCTCCTGATAGTGGGTGAGTTTGGCTTGCAAGTCAGCATTTTTCTTTTTTAGCAATTCTATTTCACATAAATTTTCAATCGTTCCAACAATCATTCACCCTCCTTCCCCACGCAAGCGCTGCAGAGATCCTCCTCGGCCCAGCTGCACGAGTCGCCCAGCACACCGACGCATGCATTATTCCAAGTGCACCCGCACACCGGGCAGACCCCGTCTTTAAAAGTCATGAAACTTTACCTCCTAAAAAATCAACAATTGTCTATTTTTGACTATTATTTATACCTCCACGATCACAATCCCATACGTATCGTGCATGAGATCCCGCTTGATCTTATAAACATCCGTCCTGACTCCCTTGGCGTCCTCTACGCTCCATGTGAAGTCTGGCCACAAAACTACGAAGTCAGCCAGATATTCACGGTTGCCAGGCAGCTTAAACGGTACCTGTTCAAAGAACGTGATCACCTGCTTCGCCTGAACCATCAGCTTCAGGGTAGCCGCCCGGTCCGCTTCGCGCTTACTGGCATAGACGGTACCATCAACCGACGTCTTTTTATTCCCGTACTTCGATCGCGCTGGCTTGTCCCCGGGTAGACGGCCGGTCCGGCAATATTCTTGATATTCAGCTGCACTCATACGATCCGCCATATCACTCACCGTTCCTCGTTTGCCAATTTAGCTTGTACTCTTTTTCGCCATTACAAAGCTGCATGCAAACATTGTTCACATACTTGATCGGAACACTCTTAGCCTTTCCGATAGACTTGTCGACCGCCTGAAAAACAATATCATCCCCATAGAAGCCGATCATTTCCTCCAATGCCCCTTGTCCCGCCGGTCCAAAATTCTTCAGATAAAGAGCAACTGCACGTTCACCTCTTGATGATAATAAATCTATTCTATTCAAATCATGTGATTTGATTTGATTTGATTTGATTGTTGTATTTGTGTGTACGTTTTCTTCATTTATGTATACATCTTTATTATTTTTACCTGCATTAATAGAAATATCATCATCCTCAAGCAGCCAATAAAGAGAATTATCCACCTTTGTTGACCTTGACTTTGCAATAGACCATCGTCGCTGGATCCCCGTAGACGTCAGCACGTGGTGCTCGTCATAAATCTGTTTATCGAAGATCCCGCAGCGGATCATTCCGTCAACGGCTTCACGGATAAACTGGAACGACAATTTTGTATCGTCCGCGATCATATACAAAAGATCATCAGAACACTGAATGAAATAGCCCTCACGGTATATCGCACACAGCACCCTTATAGCACATATTTCGCCCTTGATACCGAACTCCGTTCTGAGCCTCACGAACTTAGGGTCCGCGTAGTAATCGACCTCAAGGGAAAAATAGTCTATTCTTTGTTTTGGTCGTCGTCCCGCCATTTAAGTCTCACTCCAATTTAAGAATCTGTTCCGGTTTTCAGCTCCTCGATTTTCACAAGCGCGCTCTGCAGTCGATCAGAAATATCGTCAAGCTCCTCCGGGTACGTTCTAGAGAGCGCTTTATCAAGCGCCTCTGCTCTGCCGTACCATGTTTCAATGCCGTGTTTTTTCAAAACAGCGATAAGCGCGTCATAATTTTCCTTCAGGTCATTCGCGTGCCTAAGCTCATGCAGTTTGTCCTGCAGGCGTTCAATCTCCTGCGCCATTCGCCCGCCAACCTCGCGACCCAAACGCCGGCCATCGTTTTTATCCGCAATCCAGTCCTTCAGGTATTCTTTGCGATCCGAATAAAACGGTAGCCGATCAGAATCCAGCCGAGAAAATAAAATATAACGGAAAAACTCGGCATCAGGCTCGATCGCTCTGCACGGTGGTGCCTTTACTGTCCGGACGCTTCCGTCTGGTTTCACGTATACAAGTCCAGCGCCGTCAGGCAGCTCTTTTTTGGCAATAAGTCCTTCCGGACATGCAAAGTAAAACCTATGGCAATACTGAAGATACTGAGGCCACTTGCTGTCATTCACAAAGTCGCTGTGCGACACCTTAACCTCGTAAACAGTAATGCATGGGTTTGCCCAGCTTTTCTTAATGGCCACCGCGTCCATGCGCAAGTGGCCTCCGAACCACGTCGGGCCATTTTTACACTCTGTGATAAAAAAATCATTATAATGCTTTTTGGCCAAAGCGACTTCAACTTGTGAACTCGTCATTTTATGATGTGGCAATATTCTTCACCTCCTTAAAACCCCGCCCCTTCAAGCAGGATATCCATGCCCGCGTCGGTCGCCACCGTCTGCACTCCGGTCTGCAGGAAGATCTCACCGGCCATCCGGAGAGCATCGCTGTTCCCGTCACTTAAATGAACGAGTATGATCTGCCGGCAATGCGAAAGATCCGACGCCTTTAAAAATTTGACCAGGTTCCCGAGCTCAAAATGCGATTTTAAGAGCCGGCGCCGGAGGTCCCGAGGGATCCGGCCGGCTTCGATGTTGCGGTCCAGCGTCTCAATCAGATAGTTGCACTCCACGATGATGTAATTAAGGCCGGTGAACACGTACTCAAGATAATATGTATCGGTCGCATAGAGCACCTTCTCGCCGCCTACTTGGATCAGGAAGCCCAGGGGCTCCTTGGCGTCATGCTGTGTACGGAAAGGCAAGACATAGCCCTTGCTCTGTACGTGAAAATCATCCCTCGGGCCGTAGATGTCGAAGCCCCTTTCTGCTTGCACGATGCGCAAACGATGCCCCGACAACCCGCAGGCCTCGGCGGTGCCGGCCGACGTGTAGACGTCGACGCCCAGCGCCATGAGTTCCTTTACGGCCTTAGAATGATCATTATGCTCGTGGGAAAGCAGACAGGCATGCAGCTCATGAAAATCAAAATCCATACCCTTTTTAATACGGTCGATTGAGATACCGCAGTCAAGCAGGATCTTTCCGCGCCCTGTATCGAGCACATAACAATTTCCGCTACTTCCCGTAGCCAATGTCTTAAGATGCATCTGCATACCTCCAAATATATCCCCCGGCCTGCTTACGCGTCTTTCCGGGCTTATATTCCGTGCGTCCGGCCACCTGGGTTATGTTTCTATGACAAATACCAGTCGCCTTGCTGGCCTCTGCGGCGTTTAAATACTTGTGAACGAACTTTCCGTCCAACGTAAACTGTAGGACCGCCTCGGGGCGTAGAACACGGTTATAGAACGTCATTCCGCGGACCATATTCGGGTTTTTCTTAATGGCGTGCCGTATATTTTCGGAGGACGTTACCCACTCCAGATTTTCAACCCTGTTATTTTGCTTGTTGCCATCAATGTGGTTAACCTCCGGTTTGTTTTCGGGGTTTGGAATGAACGCTTCGGCCACCAGGCGATGGATCCTCGTATGCCTTGGGCTTTTTCCGACGCCTTGGAGGATCACAGCAATATAATCCCCCTTGGCATTTTTAGTCGAAAGAATTCTGCCTTCTTTAAATTTCTTGAAGCTCTTCAGACGGCCGAAATTTGATATCTGATAAAAGCCTTCAAACCCGGGGATATCTTTCCAGGCTTCGCCGCTGCCCGTGGCGATTGTGTGTAAATTCATAGCCTAAAACCCCGCGCTCATCTTCTGCTGGGCCGGGGCCTGCCCGGCATCATCTTCCTCCGCGGCGGCGGCGGCCGGCTCAGGCTCTTCCTGTGCTTCCTCCGGCTCTTCATCCTGGAGATCCTCCGGGATCTCTTCCGGATCCGGCGAAATGTCGATCGGCGTCTGGTTTGCGTTTTCCTCGATCTCGGCCGCGACCTCCATGTCGTCCGCCTCGTCAAATAGATCCATCACCAAATCGCTGTCGTCAGACGCCTTCACGATCATCTTACAAAGCCGATTGATCACCGTGCGCCGGCAGGCCTGTTCCGGATGATCCTTGTGCATCGGGCTGTTCCCTTTTGCCGCACCCCTCTGCCAATTCTTCTTGATTTGATCAATTGTCATAACCTCCGTCCGGAAGGTCCCATCATCCATTTTTGCCACCGCATAAGCCGCGACTATGTTCTCGGCCTTGATGTTTTCAATCTTCTGCGTATGCTCCGTTACGGTCATAGTGCGGCTCATGGGATCGATCTCATATTCAAACCCATCGCCTTTATAAACGACCTGGGCGAAAGGATCGTCCTTCATCCCGTGCCGTTTTGCCATGGCCACAGTTCCAAAATACGATACAAGCATCGTCAGTGTGCCTGCGGTCACGATATAATAAACTTGGCTTTTTGCGGGATTCAGGCCATTCACGACTGTTTTGAGCAAGCAGCTCATAATGCTAGCCCGGGTGCAGGTCTCAAGCGCCGGTTTCCCGTTATTATCGCTCGTATCCTGTAACATGAGCCATGCCGCCTGCAGGGCATTAGCCGGTGAGTAATTCGCCGGGAAATGGATCCTGCCTTTTTTGTTCATCTGCTCGAGCTGTTTTTCGACGTTGTCGAGCATTTCCTGCCTCACGACAGATAATTCGGTCTTTTTAGGCGCCGGGGCTACTGCCGCGGCCGCCGCTGTGTTTTTGTTTGCCATAATTAAGCTACCTCCTCAGATTTTGATTTACTGGTTTCGACGCGCAGCGCCTTGTCTTTTGAGACGATAAGGTTGATCACCTGCGCCCCCGTCCTGTAGAGTTCGTTGACGGACTCCCTATTGTCGATAAATATAGGAGCAGTGATCCCGCGTGCCCGGCTGATCACATCGATGATCTCAAGCCCGGCGTTGATCTTCGCCGCGTTGTTGGCGTCAGCATACGGCACCCCGCCGATCATGCAGTCGCAGCAGTCCACGATCCCGCCGTTAATCTGTGTGTCGAAAAGCCTGAAGCGTGCTGTCGGAAACATTGCGTTGATCCGCTCTTCGATCAATCCGGATTTGTAGGAAATGAATTTCTCGATAAGGTTTATGATCTTCTCTTGGGCGACCACCTTCGCGGCCAGATCCTTTTCCTGGTCCTTAAGTTCGTTGATCCGCTTCATGGCGGCTTCGCGCTGTGCCCTGGACGCAAGCTTTTTATCATAACTCGCGAGGGAATCTTGCAGGATGCGCTTGTCGTGCAGGAGGTCCTCGACCGTCCCGGACTTAGCGGTTTTTTTGGCGTCGGCCTCCGCCGTCTTATACGCAGCCATGAGGTTTGTATATTCGTCATCCTCAAGCGGGATGATCTTCGGAATGTCCTGATTCGCAAGCTCCTGCAGATCGGCAATTTGTTTTTCAATTCCGGCGATCTCGATTTTTGCATCATCGATCGCCTTTTGATATGATTTGATATCCTCGGCCGCCCGGTCTGCTTTCGCCTTCAGATTCTTCCCTCTCGCTTGGATCTCGGCGGCCTTGGCGTCGCGCTGCTCATAAAAATCGCGTCGCAGCTCGCCGATATCCTTTGCGGCCATTTCGGCCGGAAGGGGCTGTCCGCACAGGCTGCAGGCCGGCCTTTCGGTCGGCTCGACGAATTCCGTGGCCATAATCTCGTCAAACTCAGTGCGCCATCCCGGGGCCTTGGTTTCAAATTCGTCGATAACAGATCGCTTATCAGAAATTTCAGCATTCAGGTTGTCGATGTGGCGGCGTTTGCTGTCTACGGCAAACCGCAGATCTTCGATCTTATTTTGGGCCTCGCGGATCTCGCGCCCGGCCTCCTCTTTGATCTCGGCTTCGCGGATCCGCAGCCGGGCGCGTATGTCCTCAACGGACTGCAGCTTGCCGGCGTGCGCCTGCGCGATCGTTTGAGCATCAGCAAGGCGAGAATCAATGTCCTCTATCTTTTGGCGTACACCGTCCCGCAGGCGCTCCTGCCGCGCCCACTCGTCCGCGCTCAGATCGTAGATCTCAGGCAAGCCCCTGTTGATCTCGTCGATCCGGATCGGGATGCCTTTCTTTTCGTCTTTGATTTTTTTGAGTGCATACTGTGCAGCTGACCGGGCATCGTCGATCGATCGGCCGCTTACGGTATCCCTAAGATCGGCAAACTCCGGGGCGCCGGCAATAATCTCTTCGTCGGTCATGCTATGCCCGGACAGTTTAAACAGTTCCTGCCGGCGTTCCTGCCAGCCCATAATCCCGTTAAAATAATCCGGGTTGGTGATCAGCTTGAAATCCTGCTCGTCGATCAAACCGCTCACAAAATCGGTGTATTCGTTCTTTTTTTTCGGGGTATCGTTCACGAAAAACGATGTTTCGTGTCCGGAGAATGTCCTGTCCGCCTCACCGCGGCGCTTAACCCACCTCTCTGAATAAACCTTCCGGAGGGTTGCTGTCTTTCCGGATTCGAGCAGAAGGACTCCCTCGACCTCAGTCTCAAGAAAATGGATCTCCTCGCCGCCCGGGTTATGCGGTTTCACCGCAAAGTCTTTCCTGTTCGTGCTGTCTTTGTCGAACAGCAGCCACAGAAAGGCGTCATATACCGTAGTCTTGCCGGTTGCATTGTCGCCAAAAATAGACGCGTCCTCTCCCTGCAGGTCAATCTGCAGGTTTTTTATGCCCTTGAAATTTTGCAGGGCTAAATTTAATAGTTTCATAGTGCCTCCTTGTGCTCAAACCCGCATCGTGATATAATGCGGGTAGATTAATTAGACAAGCCCATTTGGGCATCAGCCGCTCTGCAAAGCGGCTTTTTTCTTTTCCCGGCGCTTTTGCTCATGCCTGACTTTTACCAGTTGCTCTTTGAATAACGCCGAAAATGTCGTATCTCGTTCGCCATCAATACAGCTTTTATAATGTTCTTCCAGCTCTAAAAGTTTTTTGTCACTAAGTTTTTTAAGACTAAGCATATGCATGTGGCAACCTCCTTTCTATGCGATTCTTTCAGCCCATCGCGTACCTTTGACGATCTTATAAATGCCGTCGATGTTGTCGTGACCGTCCATCGTTTCAAAGTCGCCGTCGCTTCGCAGGTACGCCCGGCGGCCGTTTGACAAATCGATCACCTGTTCCCGCTCTCCGGGAACAAACTTATATGTCAGTTGATCCGGCAATCAAATCACTCCTTTCTCTTTTTTCCTTGCTGCGCCTAAGCGCTTTGTACTCGTTGTACCGCTGGCGGTATCTATAGCTGTCGCCAAATACGTTCCATGCGGCTTTTACCAAATTCGGCTCAAACGGCCGTATCTTTTCTAGATCCTCTACCGCTTTCGCCGAGATTGAGCATCCGCAGCAGCCTGTGCGAGTCAAACCGTACACCTCGTAAGCGTCTGAATATCGGATTCCGTGTCGGTCTTTGTACCACTGCTTATCTGCGTCTGTCACATAAAACAATGGTCGGAGCCTATATTTTCCATCTGCCATTTCAGTAAAGCACAACGTTGTGTTATCCTCTCTCGGGACAGACCTAAAGCCGCCTTCGGCACGGCGCTCTCCTGTGATTATCATGTCAAACGATTTTTGTACGCTGTGCGCTAGTTTTTTTTTACAGTCAATACAGCACTTATTGCTGACAAAGAACGGGATTGGGTTTTCTATGATGAAGTCAAGTAAATATTTCGATGAACCAATGACGAGCTGAATGTCCGGCCTTGGCTCCCCAGCGGAATTGCACCCGCACAAAAAATTGATTGTTGATTTGCTCTTTGGGTAGCGCTCGCAAAGCTCCTTATGCTTTGCAGCTTTGTCCTCTGCGTTTGCGTATTCCTCTGCGATTGAAAGGGGTATATTTTTTCTTTGAGTTCCCTCCAGCCCGCTTGAAACAATTTTAGATATAAACGGTAGTCCATGTTCTCGTGTGGACTGCACTATGCCCTTTTTGGGCCGGTGTTCTGTGATCGTGACGCCATACAGTTCCGCCATTTCTCGAACATGCCGTTTTATTGCGTCCATCTCAAGCCCTGTGTTAAAAAAGCAATAGTGCATAGGCGGAATCCAGTCAAATGTTTTACGCACCGTCTCAATCAGATGCAGCATGATGTCACTGTCGCTCCCGCCTGAATAGGAACAAATAGCATTCGGGTACTCGGTCAACCTTCTGGCAATTATGCTTTTAATGGCTTCAAATTTATGTGGCGCATCAAAATCCGCGTACGCTGGCCGATCTGTGTATACCCTGCTTTTGAATGTGGTTTTCATATATTGCCCTCCTGTTTGTTTGCTTTTCAATCCCTCGTTTCCCCGGCTTCAAGGATAAACTTGTTCATAATCTTCTCTATGCTTCCTGCCCATCCGCCGGTCTCGCAGTACACCCGCCCGATCTCGCCGATGGTGTCGTGCCCCCGGCTGATGTATAGCCGATCGAGCAGGGAAAACATATACAGCACGCAGATCTCCCGCGTTGCAAAGTCCCGGTACCCGCTGCCGCCTTTGATGCCGCCCAGGTTGTTGCATTTCGGGGCCAGCCGGCTGGATCCCCAGCCCGATTCATGGGCAGCGATTGCCGCCACAAACAGCCCGTTTACCTTGTACATTTTTTCGCCAGCGGTCAGCGTGTGGCCAATGCCCTCAAGTTCCGTGCCTGTAAGCAGCGCATCATATTGATCAGCTGTAAGGTTGCACGGCTCCGCGGGGTCCGCGGAAAGGTGCGGTAGCTCTTGGGCGTATGACGTGCCGGGCGCGGCCGCCACAAGTGCGACGAGCAGCAGTACAATTCCAAAGCCGCGAAGCCACCAGATCAAGCTGTATGGACGGATGCGGTAACGGCTATTCATTTGTAACAGCCTCTAGAGAGTCAATTGCTTCGTCGATCGAATTCACGGCATCGCATAATTTATCTGCAGCCTCTTGATATTTGTCTCCGTATTCCGATTCCTGGATGCCGTCCGGCAAATTGTCGTATTTGCTTTGCTCGTCTGCCGACATCTGACCGACTTCGTCTTTTACTTCATTCAAATTATTGATTATTATATTGATCCTTCTGCGAATTGTAGCGTTCATAACATCCTCCTAAAATTTAGGGAGAGGCGAGATTGGTTACCCGCAAATGAGCTTTTACGCGATTCTCTAGGACGTCACCCTCAAGGTGATACAACAAGGTCCTGCGCCCTGCGTCTATATTCCGCCGCTCTCCCATGTATGCCCCTGCGCCGAATTCCGCCGACGCTTTAACCGGCTGGCCGCCGGAGCCTGATCTCACCAGAGCTGCTTAATGGCTATTACCACTAAGAACACACGCAATAGGAATCGAACCTATCTCCCGTCGCCCCTGCCCTCTGCTACTTGAGCCGGAATTGAACCGGCCTTATGGTGGAAGCTCCCGGAATCGAACCGGTCCGCCTTTGCTCCCATAATGACGGGGGCGCTGCCCCCGCCTAAGTACCCAAAACAAATTTTTAATTTGAAAGACTTTTCGCTTACACCTCCTTTGATTTTCCATGAGCAGCAATAAAGGTCAGATTTATATATGGCGATATTTATGGTTGCGCTGCTCTATGTCTTTTTAAAGGACGAGGCCCCGCCCCTTAAACTTTATCCGGCAATACCTTTCTTCACGATCCTGTTGCGGTACGGATGCCGCTCGATCCATTTGACGACATCGTCAGCCTTGATCATCAGATCCCGGCCGTTCGGATGATATGCAGGGAGGTCCTCTGTGCGGACCGCGTCATAAATTGTATTGAGGCCAATCCCAAATTCTTTATTGATCTCCCGGATCCGCATAAACTTCGGGACCTGAACGGTCGTCACAACAACCCCTCCTTTCGGCAGTACAATTCGATCTCGCAGATGTTTGTCTTGAGATCCTCGAGAAAAGCAAGGATCTCCTGCAAGCGCGGCTGTTCTTTTTCATCGATCCGGCCGTCGGCCGTAATATCTGCAAGCGAGTTGCGCACCTCATCCATGCTGTTTGTGTTTTTAATGAGTTGCAGGGCCAGACGTTCCACGGGTTTCAATTCGAGGACCTGTCCCGTGATCTTGCCGATCGGGCATTCATTCATGCAATACCAGTTTAGGAGCTGCGGAGCGTTGTACAGATCGGCCATCCGTACGACTACATCGTTCGGAACAGTTTTGCATAATCCAAGTTCGTAATTTTTTAGGCTGTCAGGTGATACCCCCAACAGTTCCGCTGCGCTCTCTCGGCTTTTAAGTGCATCATTATATTCACTGGCATCCAAACGGGCCTGATAGTATACATTTTTCTTGACCTGTGACACGTTATACCTCCCAGGGGACAAATATGTTATTTGATTCCCCTTCAACTTGCAAAATAAAGGCCTTATACTTTAGGCAGAGACCGGCGGATAAAAGCGCGTCCAGTCAAACCCAAGAAGCTTACCAAGTTTCTGTGCTACCTCCGGTGAAGGCCGGCGTTCCCCATCCTCGATTTTGGCTATGTATGTAACATGGACCCCGCAATGATACGCTGCCTCCATCCGTGTATAATTTGCCTTTTCTCGTAAATCGATCAACCAGCGTCGTCTTGTTTCCATTCGGTTGTACCTCCTTGCTTTCGCGGGTTATAGATGATAAAATAATATAGACAAAATGTCTAAAGGTATTATTTGCCCTTAATGAAGGGCGGAAAGGGGGCGCCTGATTTGTTTAGCTTTTCGATAAGCTTCCAACCAGAGCTTTTGTTTCCGCCCCGTTCCTTTGCAGCAGGTTTGGTGGGCCAGGGGGACCTGGCCATGATGGTCGGAAGAAACGAACTTCAACCGGTCTGCTGTGCCACGAACTAAAGGGGCTTAAAAATTAAGCTGAATCATAACTGCTTAAGTCGTGGCTTGTTTAATAGAAGCGGTAGCTAGCACTACCGTAGAAGGATGACTGTAGCCAGTCAGGTATAAGGGCGTAAACCTTCCTTCTTGCAAAACACAAAGGTGAAAAAATGTGGCGCAAGAAGGCTGAGTTGCTAGGCTTAGCCTTCTCGTGGTTACCTTCTCAAAAGACGATTTGTTAGCCCTCTTTGTCTTTGTTAGGTTTAGTATAATTCGAATTAATTTCGAAGTCAATAGTTTTTTTCGAATTTTTTTCGAAAAAAAGGAAAGGTCTTACCTCGTGGAAATAATTGATCGAATTATAGAATTAATGAATCAAAAGAAAATTAAAGACGCTGAATTAGAAAGAATGCTGCAACTTAAACCTAAAATTGTGTATGGTTGGAAAAACGGGCGTTCAAAATCATACATGGATCACATCCCGCAGCTTGCAAAGATATTCAATGTGTCTACCGATTATTTATACGGCCGGACAGACAACCCTGCTCCGGCCGGCGAGGTGTTCGCCCTTTCATCGGATACAGCTTATGACGATTTGCCGCCTGAGGCCATAGAAGAAATCGAGAGATTTAAGGAGTTTGTGAGGTCAAAATATAAGAAAAATGACGATTAACCCGGTTGCAACCGGTTGTAACCGCCTTAAATTCAAAAAAAATTCACAAATTGGGGTTTACAAATCTGCAAAAATGCGTATAATAATATTACGCGAAAGAAATTTCGCGTCATAGAAACTATAAGCGGGGCTGTACGACTCTTTGAGAGTGCAGCCCCATTATCTTTTTATAGGGAAACAAGGGGGAAAATGTATGTTGCGAGCAATGGTGTTTATTGATCATATGAATTTCTATAGTGCCTTGCGCGGCCACTATGAAGAAAAGCATAACACTCGGGAACCAAATATAAATTACAAAAAATTACCGCATTTATTACTTTCTAGAATAGATCCAACAGCGATTTTGATAAAAACGTTCCTTTTTGTTCCTGAGCCAGATGATTTTTTGAAACAAGATAGTTTCTGGGCTGGTTATTATAATTGGGTTACCAACATGGGTAATTATAAAAATTTTGACGTAATATCTGGCCGGTATGTTTCTCGAAAAATGGCCGATAACATTCCGATGGATATTCACAATAAAAATACTTATTATAAAGTTGAAAAGGGCACGGATATCAATCTCGCCGTTAACGTAATCACAAAAGCTTATAACAATGCTTTCGAT